CAGAATCAAGCCCCACCGCATATCCATTATGAGAGATGAATACCGTAGGGGTGGCGGTATTATTGACAAAGAGAAGCTTTGCCCCATATCCAGCGCATTGCACCCCCGAAACGAGCTGAAAGTCCCATGTTCCATAAGCGCCGGTGTCGTTGTAGGTGTGTGCATACGGCGTACCACTCGGTATTCCTGTGATTTGCAGCACGGTGCCGTGGGCATATGCCGATACGCTTCCATTCGTGATGCCGTGGGTATACCAGGCGGCGGATTCTCTGGAAAGAGTTGGGATTATTGAAAGTTGAACGCTTCCGGGGTAAGCGTCTGCGTCGGCGCGCGTCAGCGTGCCAGCCTTCCACTCCGCCTGTGTGTCCTGCTCATAAAAATATTGAACCTGGTGTTTAAAGGTGACGGGGGTGATGTTGTATGAGGTTATACCCGCAATAGTGCAAATCTGCTGCACTATCCACTCGAGGGTCTTATCACCGTACCACTGCCGCCAGGTAGCCCATATAGATTCCCCTGCGGTTAACGCATCGGTGAGAGTTATGGTTGCGTTGGTGCCTATTTTGTCGGTGTCTGAGACGGAATAGTCCGTAGACGGCACCAGCTCTACCACACCCGGCCCTGACGCGCCGCCACCGGTTGGGCCTTTTTTTAAAACGAGAACCTCCCCAACCTTGTCGGTCGTGGTGGTAAACTCGGTCCCGGAATCGCTGCCCAGAGAAACATCGGTATGTGTTGTGGAAATTCCCTCAGCGGAAATATTTTCCAGTTCGGCAAGGCGACCAAGCAGCGTAAAATTTACTGTCTTGTTGGCTGGGTCAAAAGTGGGCGGGGAATAAATATAGCCGGTAAACACGGCCATGATGTCCTCAGTTCCATCTTCAAGCAGACTTCCGGCCTGCAAAACTACCTTTGCGCCTCGGATAATTCCAGAGCTAAAAAAGCCCAAAGCGTTGCCTTCTTTGAACTGGTTTCGCTCGTTCCGCAGGGTGAGTGAGCAGTTTGAATATGTCCACTCTCCAAATCCGTCCTTGTCCAGTTTGATTTTCAGCGGGGATGAGGATATCACAAAATTACTGATATCTACGCCAGTGTCAAAGCTGTACGACGAGCCGCCCCAGACCCGAGGATAAAGTACCGCGCGCCGGAAATACCGGGGGGAGCCGGATTCCAGCATCGCTGAAAGCGCGGTGGAGACGGTTCTCATCGCTCTTTAACCTCCAGCGTTATTTCATAGAGCTGGGTTTTGCGATTAAACACTTCTGTCGGAGGGGAGACTATTGCGACATCGTATGTTTCGGATAGCTTGTATTCCGAAAAGAAGCAGAACACAAAAAAATCATAGAGCTCATAGGCGGCCCACAATGCGTCGCGCTGCGCCTGCGTGACATTTTGCATAGTGAGCGACCCACCAAATTTCCGGAACTCCCGCCAGCGCACCAGAGCGCCCGACCGGGTGTAGAAGTTTCCTTCCAGCGCATAGTCCTGCCGCTGAAACTGCGTGAGCGCGTTTAATGTTAGGATGTGTTTACAGAGCTTCAATTCGCCAATATATTTTTCCTCATTAGCGGTCTGGGTGGTTTTTATCATTAGGTCCACACCCTGCATATAGGACTCATCCACACCAATCGGAATGGGGATCAGGATGTCGGGAGATAAATTAGTGTAAATACCGCAATCTATTCCCATGGAAATAGGAGGAGTGGCCCCATAGGGAACCGTAATTTCTATACGAAGAGCATTTGTGTTAAGTAACAAAATACGGTCGAACGGATAGCAGGTGTAGTTTCCTGCCGCGTCAAAGAACCGAACATATGTGTATTCGTTTTTTGTGTCAGAGGCCCCTACGCTTTCCCAGACAGTGTCATATTTGAGGTCGCGCAGATTTTCCCGTGTGCTTGAGCCAGATGTGCCGGAGAGCGTCGCTCCTATTACGCGGTTATCTCCGAGGATTTGAAGTGCATCAGGCATCGTCATGTCGTGGTCCTCTTGCTTTGAGAATTACCCACCTTCGTCACTGTGGCGGCCGCATCCACTGCCCAGCCCGCGCCGCGGCGCGCGGCATCCGCGAGTGCCCCGGCAACTTTCTGAACATCGAGTTCACTGTTGATTCCACCAGAGACACTGACATGAATGGTTTGCTGAAATGCGGAGCCGCTACCGGTTGACGAAGAGGCGAGCCCGTTGCGTGACAGCACATTTCCTGGTGTAGTGCGACCGGAGGTTATGGCCTGCACATCACTGGCGGGCAATACATATTCCCCAGCATGAAGAACCGCAACCCCCGATGAGCCTGGGGCACCTGGAACAGGTCCGCCCTTTGAAAAAAAACCAAGGAAATCAAAAAGGCCCCCAGTTATACCGCCGAAGGCTCCCCCGGAAAACAGATTGAGAATGCCGTAGAGCGCGGCCTTGGCTACCAGCTGGGCCAGCAAATCCTCAAAAGCCTGCAGAATAGAATCAAACAGGGCTTTGATTCCGTTGTCCACAAAATCAAAGAAACCTTCCGCAGTGTCCATTGCGTTTTTAAAACCCGCCGCGAAATTGCTGGTGAATCCATTCATCAAACCGCCGGCTAACTGGTTCCAATTCGTTCCCGCCTGTCCGATTTCATTGAAAGCCTGTTTGAATCCGCCAGCGAATGTCTTGGACGCGGCCAAGTAGTCATTGGCGAGCCGCTGTAATGAAGTTTTTTCGCGCTGCTTGGCATCCTCGGAACTGGTGGCCTGTGAGATATAAAACATCTCGGACGCTATTTTGCCCTGTTCAAAAAATAAAAGGTATGCCTGGCCCCGCTCGGTCAGCATCTGCGCTTCAAAATTTTTCAATGCGGTCTGCACAGCTTTGAGGCGCTCGGCCTCCGCTTCATCTACCATTCCGCTGGGTTTAACTTTTGAAATTTGGGACTGCGCCTCTACCGCGAGGCGTTCTTTTTCCGCTTTAAGATTCCCGGCGGCGGCCGCTTGCAGCCGCTTCAATCTTTCAATCCTCGCATTGTCGGCATTTGCGCCCTTTTGATACTCAGCAGCAAGCGAGGCGGTTATTATTTTTAGCCCGGCCTGTGCCGCAGACATGTCGTAGGTTTTAGGGATAAGGGATTCTGTTTTTTTAAGCAACTTATCCAGGACACTCATCCAATAAACCATCACCGGTAGAAGTTGCTCGCCCACACTCTCTTTTAAATCGTCATAAGTATTGGCGAGCTGGGCTACTTGCCCGGCATAGGTTTTTATTTCTGCCTGGGCCATGCCGCCGAAACGGCTGTTGAGCTGATTTAACACCGCCTCAAAACGCTGCGCTTTGGGGAGAGATGTGTCTATGACTATGCCATACCGTGCGAGCTGTCCCGTGGAACCCATTGCCGCCTTCCCCACAAGCATCACGGCAGTGTTAAGGTCCATGCCCAGGCCCTTAGAAAGATTCAACGCTGCGCCGTAGGCTTCTTTTGCCTTGTCGCCAACAAGGCCAAAGGTAGTAAGCAGCCCCATCATCTCCAGCGTAGTTTCATCGGAGACGGTGGTAGTACGTTGGATTTGCGCCGCGAACTCGCCATAATCACGCGAAACCTCTTTGCTGGTGATTCCCACATTGCGAAGCGCCGCCTGCAGCTTGGAGCTGGCCTGCTCCTGTTTGGCAAAGGAATCCAGCGAGGATTTCATGAAGTTGGCAATCTGATAGCCAAAAGCGGCCCCGCCCATCAGCCCCATGAAATTGTTGAATCCCCTGCTGATTTTATTCACCTGGGTATTCAGCGCGTTGATGGAGTTGATGGCAGCATTGACGCCGGTGGCGTCAAACAAGCTTCGAATGGTTATTTTCGGTCCCTTTGCCATTATCGTTTCCTTGCGCCGAGAAAGTTCCTTGCTTCCATCAGTGTCGGCTCTTGCGCCTGGGCCTTATCGCCAGCGTCAAACTTCATCCCGAACGCTCCGGCCACCAGTTTGAACAGTTCCATCTTGCGCTCCATGGCCTGCTTTGCCGCCCAGAGAATCCACTCCGGGCTATGGTCGGCTATCTCCTCGAAGGAATAGCCGAAGGCTGACGCTATTTCGCGGAAGGCGACGGCGATTCCGTCCACGCTTTCGGCATCGCCTTTTTGATTATCTCCGCCGCCTTTTGAAAATTTGCGAATATTTTGGCGAAGTCGTTCAGCTCCGACAGCGCCAGCATGATTTCCGAGGCTTCCTCCATCGAAGGCTCAAACGGCGCAAGCCCTGTCAGAATGCCCATAAGCTCCGGCATTTTGGGCCCAGCCGCCTCAAACGCCTCAAGCATGAAGGTCTGAGAATCGGACACCGACAACGCTATGTCCTCACGCAGGCTGAAAAGAAACCGCACCAGCTTGAGCGTCTGCGAGAATGAGAGCGGTTTCAGAATATGCCGCACTCCGTTTATGATGACTGCTTTTTCCTTCGGCACTAAAATATCTGTACTGTTCATGTTCCCTCCGCGGTGGGGAGCGGCGGCCGCGAAGTTCCGCCGCCCCCCGGAATTTACTGACTACGCGGATACCGTGAAGTATCCGAGGAACTGCGCCGCCAGGTGGTTGTTGGCCTGGTCCCGCAGTCCGGTTGTGACCTGCACCGTATAGTTGCCGGGTTCCCAGTTGGCGGAAGGCGTGAACTCTATGGTTTTGGCCGACGCGCTGTAGGCTATTGCGCCAGCGACAAGCGCTGAAGCGCCCGCGCCGCCACCTTCTTTTATGATGCTGACGGTCGCATTGTCGGCGTCTCCGTAGACGATGCTGTTTTCGTCCATGGGGTTGGCTTCGGTGATGGTCAGCAGGACTGTGGTCTTGCCGCCAGCCGTGCGCGTACCTCCGCTGGTAGGCGTGGTCATGGCTATGGTGGGCGGCGTGGTGTCGGCGCCAGTGTCAACCACAGTGCCGAATCGCTGCTCGGCGGTCTTGGTGGTGTCCACCAGAATTTTGAACTCCACCTCCACCAAAGTTTTGTCGCCCTTCTTGTAGGAATGACCGGACTTTCCGGTGGGGATAGCCCGCCAGAAGATGTATTTGCGCGTGGCTGTGGAGGCGCCGGGTCCCTTCACATTGATGAAGAGCGTGCGCTCGGTGTTGCTGGTTTTCGCGCCGAAGCTGAAGGTGCTTCCGGAGACGGCGGCCACGGGATAGCCGAACGCAATGGCAAGCATTGCCAGCGTCGGCTCGGCCAGGGAAACCTTGACAGTCATCTCCTCTTTCGTGGTCACCGACCCGACGATGCCCACTATCTGGTCAACTTCGAGGTCCACCTGCTCCTCGCTGTGGTCTATGGATACTCCGCCCTCCAGCCCACCCACTTCTACGGCGTCAACCTCAGCTGCGCCGTATGCTCCGACCTTCAAGGTGTTGTCAGCCTGGAGGCCCACGACTAAGTTATTTTTGTTTACTGGCATTTTTAATCTCCTTGTTTGACATATTTGATGGCATACGACGCCACCCTATGATACAGCCGGGCTTCCGGCTCATATTGAGTGCTGCCCCCGACATGCTTGCAATAGAAAATGCGGTAATCCGTAGAAGGGATATTGACCTGGTCCTGCAAATCCAAAAGCGACTTGATGCGCTCATGAATATTTAAATTCAGCGTGGCGCTGGCCGAATAGATGTTTATATCCACAACTTCGGCGTCCAGCAGTTCATCAGAATCCCCGGCGCTATTTACCCCATACACGACATAGGGAGCGGCCTTATCGTCTGCGGCGCGGTCCGGGTGTATATGGGTATCCGTCGCACTTCCCCCCAGCAACTCCGCAAGCGTTGCATCGTTTGCCAGTTTGGAGTAAAGGTCGGGCAGCATTAATCCCACCCCTGGTCTATGGATTTGATGAGCGGCTGTTTCTCGAACTTGTCGCTGAGTTTTTCCAGTGCGCGGTCTATCTCCAAATTCATCATCGGCATCCAGCGCGCAACAGTCGGGGCAAGGAACGGGCGGGCTGCCACTGTCCCGCCGCCCTTCTTGGCGTGGCCATACTCCAGAAGATGGGCGTGGGGCGCGGTACGCCCCCTAGCGGCCAAGCATATCGCCAGCGGTTTCCCGAGTTCGGGTTGTAGCGCATAGGCTGTAATTGCGCGTTTCAGCTTCCCGGTTTTTATACCGGGGAACTCTCCGGATTTTGAGACGCTATCCTTGAACTTGGCTTGCGCGTCTTTAGCCATGACTTTGCCGGTTTCCAACATGGAATTTAAAATGGTTGTGTCGGCGTCAGACCCAAACTGGCGGAGCGCGGCCTTCATTTCCTCGCCGCCATCCAGATAAACTCCGTTATCGCGCGCCATTATGCCGCCTCCGTCACAGTGAAGCTGCCGGCCAGCGTGGCGGTCTGTGTATCGAGGTTGGTCAAAACGACGCTCCACGACCCAGCGGCGGCCCCGGAAATAGGCAGGCTGCAAGTTAGGCTCGTATCGCTTGCCAGCACCACAGCGGTCGCGCTTATATCGGTTTGCCCAGTCTTGGTCAACTTCACTGCGGCGTCGCGCAGAAACCCCGTCCCGGCCAGCACGACAGCCTTGGCCGCATTGTTGGGCGCGGTCGCCGGGGTAATAGAGGTTATCGTCGGCGCAGGCATTGACGGTACTGCCGCCGTGGCTCCGGTTTTAACTTCTCGGCACATCAGTTCCAATATCTCGGGGCGAAGGCCCGGCTGCCCCACGGACACGATTTCAAATATCCGTGTGCCCCACAGAACGCGCCAGGTCGCCAGCACTCCGGCGCAGTACCGTATGCGGATGCGCGTTGTTATTTCGGAGTTGAGCGCCTGCGCGGACATGAACTCGCGTCCCGTCAAAAGCGTAACCTCGGCGCGGATGCCACTGAAAACGGTAGTCCAGTCTCCGGAAGGCGCGCCCATACTGTCGGGCACACCGGCCGGATGCGATTGCAAGGAAACTACCTGGCGCAGAAGTCCCGCTCTCATACAAGCCACATCCTGTATTGAGAAACCAGTGCTTTGAATGCATCAGGCATGGTTTTGAAATCTGACGCAAGCGGTGCGGCCGACTCCCTGTTGGCATACCACTGCGCCGTCAGGAATAGAATCGCCTGCTTAAGGCGTTGGGGGACCCCCACAGCGGTCGCGCCGTAGCCGCAGACGAACTCCACCTCTACGCCATTGGCTGCCTGTAGCGTGGTTGACGGCCACGACGCGCTATCCTTCAAGACGATGCGGCCCGGCAAGCCCACCGCGTCCACTATATAATCGCTGGCAGAGAGCGTGGCCTGGACACCACTGCTGTCGGTGTATTTTATTGAGGAGACGCTGACCATCGGCGCTAGGGGCACGCGCAGGAAACGCTCGCCAGGGAAAGCGTCGAGCGTCCACTTCCAGGTTTGATTGACTAGCCGAATTGAACAGATGTCCTCTACCTGGTCTTTGGCGGCCAGCAGCAAGGATGTGATATACACATTGTCCTCGGTGATGGACACGCCCATGTGCAACTTCGCCTCCGCCATCGAGACGGGCTCGGCGGCGGGGGCAGTAACCAGGGAGAGGGCTCCGTTCATATTGACCTCGTTTAATACAGCGTCAGGCCCATGGCGTCGCCGAAGTTACCGGCGCTGGTGCCAGAGGAAACAGCAAGTCTGGCGGGGGAAGTGTCGGTGCATAAATAAGCCTCTCCAAGCGCGGCAGGGGTTATGGCTGCCAGCTCTGCCAATGTCTTAGCCGCGAAACCGACCTTGCCAGTGAATGTGTCTCCGGATTTGAGGATGTTCAGCGACGCAGCGCCAGTCAAAGACGCAGTGATTGTTCCGGCAGAGAAATTACCAGAACCGTCCCTGGCAACTATCGTACTGACCACATTTGTTGATGTTGAACTGTGGACCTCGGTGGATGCGCCTTCCGCGATATGATTCGTCGCGTTTGTCGCAGTGGCCGCATTTCCAGTAACGCTCCCCGCGATGGTGTTGCTGAATGTGTATGTTCCGCTTATCGTGGGGGTAGAATTAAGCAGGGCCACATTAGCAGACAGCGCGGCATCAGCAACCTTGCCAGCAGTGCTTATCGTCGCCAGTTTTGTGTCGGCTATGGCGGCCGAGTTGTTGATGTCGGCATTGACGATAGAACCGGCCACATGGCTAATAACACCGCTGGAGCTCACGGCAACAACCCCGGTGAGCGTCTGCGCGGCGGCGACGCCGGAAGCATTGCCGATAAGCATTTTGCCGGTCGCCAGGGCGACATCGCCAGGCGCGAGACTTCCATCGGCCACTGTGACAGTCGCGCCGGAGTTTATCTCAAGCGTGCCGCCGTCGCAAACCTTGAGATATCCGTCGGAGCGCTGTATTTTTGAGGCGGTCCTTGCATCACAGGCGCAGAACGCCTGTCCCGTAAACAGCGCGATGAAAAGCGCAGTGAATATGGTCTTCATTTCTTTCCCTCCGGTTTGGCTTTCTTGTCGGCGGCTGGGGGCGCGGACTTCACACCCTCTTTTGTCTCCGGCTCGATAAAGTCCGCGAATCTCTTGGCATCCGCGTCGTTGAACTGCACCTTATCCCCTATCTGATAAGGCGGACAGGCTTTTTTGAAAATGTACATTCTCATGGCGTCTCCTTTTATCCTGCCCGGGCCGATTTTAACCGACCCGGGCATGGGATGAATTACTTGAAGTCCAGGTAGCGGAAGGCCGCCGGGACGGAGACATCGATGGAGATGTCCTGGAGCCAGCGCATGAGCACCAGCCCCTGCGAGAACGCACTGTTTCCTTCCGCGTCGCTCGCGTGTTCCGAAGGCAGGAACTCCATTCCGCCGTGCGGAGACACAAGCAGATACTGCTTGAAGTTGCCGAACAGCGCGCTGGTGCCGGTGGCTTCTCCGTCCACGGTAAGCGTGGTCGGTATCTGCGCCGACAGGCGATAAGGCACGCCCAGCACATTCGCCGGGATGGGGCCGGTCGGGGGAACCCACAGGGGACGGTCTTCGCCGTCTTTTAACTGCATGAGTATCTTGAGACCCTTGCGGCTTGTTACCAGCTCCGCGCCCATGGCGTAGGCCTGGCTTCCGCCCATAAGCAGCTCGGTCATGTTGTTGAAGGTCAGCGCGCCAGCTGTGGCGGCGGACACCGCACCAGAGGCGTAGCGCACGCCCATGAACGGGTCGGCGGTGGGCGACGCACCGGTGTTGCCCACAAGAGCAACGCGCTCTATTTCCTGGGAGATGGCATAGGCTACGATGCGGGCCAGGAAGCTCTCCAGGTCCACGGCATTATCCCAGAGCAGTTCCTTGGTGCATTTCGTGAGCACGCCCATTTTCTTGGCGACCTGATTCACGATGCCGAAGGTGGGCTTAGACAGCGTTATGGCCGTAGCCTCTCCGGGCCAGTAGACGGTCGCGCCGGTGGCCTGAGTGGGCAAGCTGCGCTTGCTGCCGCTCATGGGGAGGATGTTGGCCAGCTGGAAGATTATGCTGACTTCCTGCGCGATTTCGATAACCCTGTTCACAAACTCGGTCGGAACCAGGTTCCCGCCGTCGCCTGCTGTGGTGACATTGTTGCCGGAGTAGGTTTTGACCTGCCCGGTCATGACGGCTTTCATGAATCCGCGCATGTCGCCGAACTGCTTGCCGTAGGTGGAGGTCCAGGGCTTGGACTTCACATTGTGGGGGGAAGTGCGGAACGCGTCGGCGGCGTTAAGCAGATTCTCCTCGGTGGGCTGAGTGGCCGCGATTTCCAGCGGGGTCTTCTTTTCCGCCGGGTGAATTTTGGCAATGATATCGTCCGTGACCTTGCTGAGTTTTGCGTCCAGCTCGGTCTTGGTCAGAAACTGCGACTGCTTTTCGTTCAGCGATTTCTGGAGTTCAGATATCGCGTTAAAGACATCCTTTTCGTTTTCCATTTTTTGTGTTTCCTCTTTTTTTAAAATAGGCTCAAACGCAAGGCGTCTAAACCAAATCCTTGAGACTGCGTATTTTTGCGGCTAGTTTCTCGTTGCGCAGGTCGGTCAGCCAGCGGTCTATGGCGGCCTTCGTCTTATGGAGATGTGACGCCTGGGTCTGTTTGTCAGCCGCGTCATCCTTCAAGAGTTTAAGCGCCTTCTCCATGGCGGCGGCCAACGCATCAGGGTCAGCAGGCACGGCCACCAGTGAAATCTCGTATATTTCAGCCAGCGTCAGTTGGTTCGGCGCGTCGGGGTTCTCGTAGTGAAAACGCCCCGCGATTGATATGCCTTTGGCGTGACCCTCGGTGTAGACCTGTCGCGCGTGGGCGATAAGCGGCAGTGTTGAATCTGAAAACTTTGCCTTGAAGCGCAGACCCTTCTCATCCTCAATAATTTCCGGCATGGACCCGGCCACATGGTCAATGCTGTTCACATGGTCAATCAGCAGCACCGGGTTTTTGAGATATTCTTTCAGCTCGTAAACATAGCTGCGCAGCTTGGCAAAAACAGTCGGGATGTCTCCGTACCTGTCAGATTGATTCTTTGTGTTGGCGTAGCCTTCCAGATAGAAGCCGCCGCTTTCGTCGCGGGTTATTTTTGCTCCCTCGATGGGTAGAATTTTGACTGAAATACCTTTCATTGATTGCCTCCAGCGTCCCCAATCGGGGCTGTGTTTAGTGGTGCGCGCAGCGTATCTCCACCCGCGACCGGGTTAAGATTTTCACGCGTGCGGACTTCGTTCGGAGTCATGAAGCCATTTGTTAACGCCACACCGTAGGCGTCATAGCGCGACTTGAGGTCGCCGCGCAGTTGACCGTCCACAAGGAACTCTGGGAAGAACTCGGCCTGCTCCTTCTCCGTCAGCAGCTTGGCGCTGATTTCCTGCTCGATGTTCACCAGCCACGGCGTGAGCGTGTTCACGACATATTCAATGCTCTGCTGTTCGATGTTGCTGAAAGTGGCGCGGGAAAGGTCGCCCAGCTTATGTGGGGGAATGCGGTAAAAGCGTGCTA